TTAGAGAACCCAACCCCAGAACCAGTTTTTATCTCTTTTCCTACTGAGGTAAAAAGAAATTTGCTTTAATAACATCTCTTACTTATATGTAATATACATATAATAGAATAACATCAAGCCTGATTCATAGCCAGGCGCTCTAACAAGAGATAAAATATTATGGAAGCTGTGGCTCCGATCGAAAGATTGGAGCCACTTTTATTTGGCTCTTTAAACAAAATTTATTATATTTAATAGTTAAACATAATCAAGTATGAATAATAAGAAAATTGTAATTATTGGAGCAGGAGTAGCAGGCATTAATGCTGCCACTAAATTAATAGATAAAGGATACTCTGGAGGTCTTATCACTATTATTGATAAAGGAAGTGATCCATTCAAACGTAAACCTGAGGAAGTTATGACAGGTATGCTAGGAGCAGGAGGATGGAGTGATGGTAAACTAACATACCATACTGCTATTGGAGGTCAACTTTCAAAATATTGTGGTGAGGAAAAAGCCATGGGGTTAATGAAAGAAGTTGTGGATAATTTCACTCGTTTTCATCCTAAACCAGAGGAAATTTTTATGTCTGACCCACAAGAAGAACCTGAATTTATTAAACCATATTTTGGGTTACGTTTATTCCCAGTATGGCATATTGGTTCAAATTATTTACATGAAATTGCTAAAAATTGGTATCAATATTTAATTGATAGAGGAGTTAAATTTATATGGGAAACCGAGGTTCTAGATGTTAATTTTAGAACATGTTCTGTATGGTTCACTGGAGGACAGATATTTTACGATTCTTTAATATTTGGAGCAGGTAAATCAGGTATTGATTTTGCTCAACAGTTATCCACTAAATATAAATTACCTACAGAACCAAAATCAGTCCAAATTGGAGTTAGGTACGAGGCACCACAAAAATACTTTCAAAAACTAATTGATATTAGTTACGATTTTAAACTATATCAAAAATTTGATAATGTAAGTTTACGCTCATTCTGTACTAACAATAACGCTGCTTATGTTGCTGTGGAAGAAACTTATGGTGATGTGACTTACAATGGTCATGCTAAAAAAGGAGAACAATTCCGAAACGATATGACCAATTTTGGTATTTTGATGGAAATTAAAGGCATTAAAAACCCATTTGAATGGTCAAGAGAAGCAGTTAAAAAACTCCAAATCAATGGTACTGGAACCTACTATTCACCAAACCGTACTCGTAAACCAGCCTTAACTTCAGAGGGTAATACAGTATCAGCCATTCAAGTTGATACAATGGATCCTTTATTTGATGCATTAGGAGAAGAGTATGCCCAATATATTGAAGATTTTATTACAAATCTACAAACAGTATTTCCTGAGATAGGAGATGATTGGGGTATTTATATGCCTGAAGTAAAATATTTAAGTCCTGAACCTCTTGTTAATTATAATAATCTATCTTTGACAGAATATCCTAATGTTCATTTTGTAGGAGATGCATTAAGTGCTAGAGGAATTACAGTAAGTGGAGCTCATGGTATTTATGTAGCTGAAGCTATTACAAGAGGCTTCTAGCATATATATAATAAAATGTCAAGAATAGTCCTTTTAAGCTGTACTAAATCTAAGCTAGATAAAAAATCCCCAGCATATCAACTTTACTCACCTTCTCCTATGTTTCAGAAAACTATGGAGTATGGTAAATCTTTAAAACCAGATAAAATGTTTATTTTATCAGCCAAATATCATCTTGTTCCTATGAATAAAGAGTTAGAACCCTATGATTTAACTCTTAAAACTATGAAAAGTGATGAGAAAAAGACATGGGGAGCAGAAGTAATCAAACAGATGAAATCCTCAGGTATAAATCCTTCCTCTGATAAATTTGTTTTCTTAACTGGTGTAGAATATATGAAACCTTTAAAAGAATATATCCCTGAGGAAAATATTGAAACTCCTATGGATGGAAAAAGAATGGGTGAAAGATTAAGTTGGCTAAATAGTCAAATTAAAAAGTTAAACGAAATTGTCAAATATATTAAATCATTGATCTATGAACATATCAAGAGATAAATTAAACGAGTATATCACATTATATTTAAATGATATGGAGGATTATGGAGATGATCCTGAATTTGGAATACTGGCTGAATCTATGTTAATTCCATTAAAAAATCTTATTACTGAGACTAAAATATCTCAAGTAAATATTCATGAAATATCTAGTATAATCAAAAATAAAGAAGTGTCACAAGACTTTGTATCTTACCTTCAAATATGTTTGGCTAGCTGAAATATTATTCTTATATTTATATAAGAAATAAAAACAGTTATGAACATAACAAAAAGAAAAGGACGCCCCGTTAAAAATGCTAATGTTACTTTTAAAGTAAAAACCACCAAAATGAACTCTCTAAATTTTAGTAAAGAGTTGTTCACACCTATGGTTACTAACACAAAACTAGATGAATTCTTTTCTAATGATGGCGGTTTAATGAGGGGTACTAATTATATTGGAACTGGAGATCCAGGGGTAGGAAAATCAACATTACTTCTAGATATGTTAGCTAATTTACAAGCTAATGGTGTTAGATGTTTATTTATCTCTGGAGAAATGAACGCTATTGATTTGTATGGTTATGTTAAAAGATACCCAAAATTTGGTGATTTAGAAATTTTATTCATGTCAGATTATTCTGAAGTAAATCCAGATTTAGTATTGCGTGAAGCATTAAAAGATGGATATGATGTAGTATTGGTGGACTCAATGGCTGAAATTTCAGATGTATATACTGACTATTTTGGAGGTACTAATAAAAGTAATCAAACACGTTTATTGCAATTATTTGAGGAACATAATTTGGGCAAAAATCAAGCTAACAAAAACACCTCATTCTTAATCATCCAGCAAGTTACAAAATCAGGAACATTTGTGGGCTCAAATAAATTAAAACATATGACCACTGGAATGTTTAGTATGAAATTGTCTTCTGAAGGAGAACGTTATTTAATGTTTAATAAAAACCGTCGAGGAGGGAATATGAATAAATTATATTTTAGTTTAGGTACTTATAATCGTGTTGAATATTTAAGAGATGAAGCTCCAAATGCTGAATAAGTAATGAATACGTATAATAAAATAAATGATTAAACTAACTGATTTATTAAAAGAAATCCAATCTAGCCCCAAAGCATTGCTATTAGCAGGTGCTCCTGGGGCTGGAAAGGGTTCTATTCTAAATAATTTAGGTTTAGATAATATAAAAACTCTTAATGTTGATGATACTATTATAGCATTATCTAAAGAAATGGGTTTTACTCTAGACCAAAAACAAGCAGATGCTGATGATAGGAGTAAATATGCTCAAGCCATGGCTCAAGCCACTCAAAAGTTAAAAAAAGAGCAACTCCCTAACATTATTTCCAACCGTGAGTCTTTTATCCTAGATGGAACATCAGCCTCCTCTAAGCAAACTTCTGAACTTAAATCTCAATTAGAATCAGCAGGGTATGAGGTTATGATGTTATATGTTTATACTGATTTAACAACATCATTAACACGTAATCAAGAAAGATTTATCAAATCCAAAGGACAAGATAGAAGTTTAAATCCAAATATAGTTTTAAGAACATGGAATGAAGTGACTAAAAACTTCAATACATATAAACAAATGTTTGGTAATAATTTTATATCGGTATCAAATACTGGAGAAAAAGAAAATATAAAGGATATTGAAGATATTTTACAAACATATGTTGATCCTTTTAGACCAACAGATTCTAAACCTAAAACCGATAAAGAAATAGAAAAAATTGAACAATTATATTCTGATACTCAAAATCTTCTCCTTTCAAATATAACTAAAGAAATCATCCAGTCCTCTTTATCTAAGGAACAAGCCCAATCCAAAATTAAATCATTCTTCAATAAATGAATAAAATATCATATATATTAGTTAATGAAATATTAAAAGATAATACAACTTTAATATATGGGGGAGGATTTAAACCTCCTACTAAAGGTCATTTAGCAGTAGTTAAACAATCTTTAGAAAAATATCCTCAAGTAAATAAATACATCATATTTGTAGGATCAGGTACTAGAGATGGAATTACCCAAGACCAAGCAGTCCAAGTATGGAACATTTATAAAAAATATCTTCCAGTCAATATGGAAGTTATCCCTGTCCCTTCTCCTATTAAATCTGTGTTTGATTATTCAAAAGAAAATCCAGATAAAAATATCATATGGGTTATAGGAGGGAGACAAGGAAATGAGGATGATTTAAAAGATTTTGTAAATCGTACGAAAACAATTGAAAAATACCCTAATATAACTGCTACTAACATAATTACCCCTATATCCAATATTAGTGGTACTAAAGCAAGACAAGCATTAAAATCTGGTGATAAATCTGAGATAATAACTTACTTTCCGTCCGATATCTCCGATCAAGATATTGAAAAAATTATAGATATTACTAGTTCAAGTTTGATAAAGGAGGCGGAAGAATTTGATAGAGTGGATTATTATACTTCATTTATCACTAATGTAGTCCCATCTGATTTTAATGTTTTTAGAGAAGAAAATAGAATTATAGTAGATAATATTTTAAATGATACTCAAGAAAATGTGGCCCCTAATCATAAAGGTAAGTCATCTCCATATGGATCAGGGTATAAGAAATTAAATGAAAATACTATACCCTCTATTGATGTAATGCAAAAATGTGCTGAATTAACTCAGCATATGATTGAAAAAGGATTCAATATTAAACCTCTACCATCAGTTAAGTTTATAGGTGATGATGTATCCAATGCAGAAAATTTCTTAGGCAAGACTGCTCATTATGACCCAAATAAAAAAACAATTGTAGTATATACTTATGGGCGTCACCCTAAAGATATTGTGCGTTCTTTTTCTCATGAAATGATTCATCACATGCAAAATATTGAAGGTAGATTAGGTGATATTTCTACTACAAATACTCTAGAAGATGATCATATAAATAATTTAGAAAAAGAAGCTAATTTGAAAGGCACAATGACATTTAGAAATTGGACTGATAGTTTAAATGAAAAGAAAAATAAAGACCCATTTGGTATAAATCAATATGCCCGGGAATTAGCTCAAGGACTAGAAGAACAATCTCAAAATTATGTCATATACTGTGATATGGATGGAGTTATTGCTGACTTTGATAAAAGATTTAGGGAATTAGCCAAAATGAGTCCTGATCAGTATGAACAAAAATATGGTATTGAACAATTCTGGAATTTTATAGACAATAAAATCGGAGTAAGATTTTGGGTAGGGATTCCATGGATGCAAGATGGAAAACAACTATGGGAATATATCAAAAAATATAAACCAACACTACTCTCAGCTCCTTCCCGTAATAATGAATCTAGGTTAGGAAAAAGACTATGGGTGAAAAAACATATTCCTGGTGCTAAACTTATATTAGCATCACGAGCTAATAAACAAGATTACTCTAAACCCAATGCTATTTTAATTGATGATAGGCCTGATACTATCATAGAATGGGAAAATAAGGGAGGAATAGGTATACTCCATAAATCAGCTGAAGAAACTATACAAAAACTAAAAAGTTTAGGTCTTTAATACATACATATAATTGAACTAAATTTTTTACTTAAATGGTACTACTACAAGCAGAATCGTTAGGTGTATTTGAGACACTATCACAGTACGGAGCATTAGGTGTAATTACACTGGGTTTAGGCTCAGCATTGTGGTTTATGTTAAAACGCCAACTACAATCAGAAGATACACTAAAAAATCAAGTTGACGCTCTTCAGAAAGAGATGACTGAATACATTCGTGGAGATCAACAATATCTAAAAACTAGTATTGATAATAATACTGAAGCGCTTCATGATCTAAAGGATATTATTTTAGAGGAAGTAACTCCTAAACGTGCAACAACCCGTTCACGTACAACAACTCGTAAAAAATGAAAATAGGTAAAGGTACAGCAATGCTAGGTCTTCTAGGTGGAGGTTTAGTTTTAGTACTAGGTCAACTAGGTACTGTAGGACAAAAACATCACAAAACCGTAGAATCAGCTGTTGAATTGGTTAAGGAAAATGAAGAGATCAAACACGCAAATGATACTCTAGTTGCGACTACACAACAACTCAAACAAGTAATCCAACAGAAAGATGAACAAATTCACCAACTTGATTCAATCGTTCAAGAAGCTACTACTCCTCCGCCTGCTACTCGTAGGCGTAATGATGATGACGATGCCTCTGGCGAAAAATTCAATATCGGCGCAATATCCGATAACTAAAGTATTAAGAGGCGACACCGTAGTCATCATGTTAAAATCTCAAGCAGATGAGATTAACAGAGTATTTGCTGCCCAACGAGAAAAGATACAAGAAACAACTCAAACTACAGTTGTACTAAACACCAATATTGACAGTTTGTATAATTGGTTAAGCATAGCAGCCAAATATAATGGATTACTCTTTATTACACCGTGGGATAGTTCACTTAAATTAATTGACTTGCGGTATCATACAATGTATATCAAACGAAATAGTACTATTAAGTTGCAAGTGATTAAACCAAAACGTAGACAAGAATGGGATTACTATTGGGAAAATGATCCTAAATCAATGAATATTCCGTATAATTTGTTTGATAATGTAAGAGAAAAATATATATTACATATACAAACAGTACCTAAATTAGATTAAGTTATGGCTGAAAATATTTTAAATAAACAGTTCAAAGAAAAAGACATAGCCAGGTTAAGAAACCTAGTCACTAAAAAATACGGAGATAAAACAGGTGTACAAATAGGCTATACTAAGGCAGTCCAACATCATGAAGAAGGAGATACATGGGAAGAAAACGGAAAAAAATGGACTATTAAAAATGGTATTAAACAAAATATAACTAAGTTAGATAAAGCTAAGAAAGCATATCTAACACCTTTGTTTTGCCCCTCATGTAATAATTTAATGAAAAAACGTTTTGATAAAGAATATTTTAATATACATAAAAAATGTTTTGATTGTGTTATAGAATTTGAAACAGAACTTAGAAGAATAGGAGCCTGGGAAGAATACTATAAACAAATACATAATTCAGAAATTGAAAATGTCATAGTTAATTTTAGGGATTGGGTTAAAGACCAAGTTGATGATTCAAATAGCTCATTTATCACAGAACAGGGTGATGTAGAAAGTTGGGTTGGTGGTTCTAATAAAAAGGTTATTGAAAATCTAGATGAAACCATTAACTATTTAAATTCATTAAAAAAATGACAACTGGAATTATTACTGTACTTGTAGCATTTATAACTGCTGTTATCGGACCTATAGCCTTAGAATGGGTCAAAAATCGTCTACAGAAAAAAGATAAAAAATCCTCTGAACTAACAGCCGCTATTGAGTTCAATGAGCGGATAGATAATCAACTAGACATAATAATGGATGAACTTGAATGTGATAGAGTATGGCTAGCCCAATTCCATAACGGAGGACATTTTTATCCTACAGGCAGATCAATCCAGAAATTCTCTATTTTTTATGAAAAAGTCTCTTCAGAGACTCCCTCAATCCAAAACACTTTCCAGAATATCCCAGTATCATTATTTTCTAAAATTGTATCTAAACTCCATAAAGACGGGGAAGTAGCTTTACTTGACTGTACCCAAGATGATGAATTTGGATTATCTAGTATGATAAAAGAACATGATGTAAAATCATGGTATACTTGGGCTTTGCATGATTTAGATGATAAATTTATTGGTGTATTATCTGTTTCATTTACCAAAAAATCACATAAATTTACAAAAGATGAGTGGATATTTATCCGCCAAAAAATAGGAGTTATTGGTTCCCTCCTATCAAGTTATCTATATTATCAAAATGAGAAAAAATCTTGACATACATATAATAAAATATAAATTATGGAAAACCAATTTACACGAATGCAAAAAATAGCAGGTTTAATAACCGAGTCATTAGAAGAAAATATCACATCCATCTCTAAATCAGATTTTAAAAACATGATTAGAGAAATGATATTAGCTGAGGCTAAAAAAGATAAAAAAGAAGAAGAAGTAGATGTAGAAATGGATGCTGAAACTGAGGAAATACCAACTGAGGAAACACCAACAGAAGATACCCCAGAAGGAAACCCAGATGATATTTTAGATGCTTTAAAAACTGCTTTAGGCGGAGCTAAAGCATTAGGTGATGAAAAACTTATTGATCAGATTGGAAATACTATTACTTTTTATACTCGTGTCCATATTGTAGGACAAGAAACAGACATGAATTAATAATTAAATAAAAAAATATATGAACACACAAGAAATTTTTGAAAAAATTGAATCTCTATTAGTTGAAGCTAAAGTAGAACATTCTAAAACAGCTAAAGCCGCTCACGGACGTGCTCGTAAAACATTAAGTGAAATAGCTAAACTTATTAAAGAATATAAAAAAGTATCTGTAAACGAAGATAAAATGTAAAATGGATACATTTGACTATAAAAAATATATAGCTAATAATCCTTTACTGAAAGAAGAAAAAGATACAGAAATTGAAGCGATTGATAATGCTGTTGAAGATGCTATTAAACTTTTAAATCCTTCAGAATTAAAAGAAATTGATCTTTCAGAAGCTATAATTGCTGAAGAAAAAGAAGTATTAAAGGAAGCGGTTAGTTCTTTAGTAATCGGAGGTTTACTAGCAGCACCCAAACTTATTGAATGGTTAGGAAAAGCTATTAAATTTATAGGAAAAAAGTTAGCAGGTAAAGACGAAAACAAAATTGCTGACTGGATTATAAATTTTGGTCATAAATGGGAAAAAATCTATATTAAAGTGCTTGTAAATGCTGTAAAATTAACTGGATTTGCTTCTCAAGTATGGAAGAATAAAGATGGAAGTATTGATGAACAAAAACTTGTTTTAACTGCTAAAGTATTATTCGCTGTAATATTAGCAGTAGCTGGAAGTATGGCCATAAAAGGAGTATTAAGCACTAACTCAGCGATCATTCAAGCTTTAGAAAGTACTTTTGCTGGTGTGAAAGCAACTGAAATAGCAGGAATAGCCAATAAAATAAAATCAAAAATTATATAATGGGAACTCTATCAGGGCAAAAATTTGACCAAACCAAATATAATCAGGTTAAATTTAACATGCTGAAAAACTTAAAAAAGTTAATCAGCAAGTATGGTCCTGATGCTGAAAAAGTAGTTCATGGTAGAGCTCTAAAAACCGCTTTAAATTCAACAAATATGAAAGAAAATAAAATAAGAGAAATGATTCATCAGGCTTTAAGTGAAAAGCAATCAAAACCAGATTTTCTAGATTTAGATAAAGATAATAATACAACTGAACCTATGAAAAAGGCTGCTAAAGATGCTGCTATTAAAAAAGCAAAAGGTACTATTACTGAAAATAAAGTAGAAGCCCTAATGGAGCTAAGAAATATCTTAGATGAACTTCAAGTATTAGGAGATCAAGCCAGAGATATTATCGCACAAAACTTCCCATCTTACCTTAGTAAAGGAGAAGCATATGGTGCTTTCGATATGGGTTATAGTGAAAACAGATATGATACTACATTAGCTTCAATCGTAGACGAAATTGAAGAATACGGTGAGGAAGAAGATGAAGATGAGGACATGATGCAAGAAGATATGGATCTTGGTCATCAAGATAACAAACCTGATATCTTAAAAGCTCGTGGAGTTAAATTAGATGAAGCTAATTTAGGTCACAACGAAATATATTCAATTGAACCAGAAGGTCGTTTTTGGATTGTTACTTGGAGTACAATGGATGGTAAAAAAGAAAAAGTATTTCAATCAGAAGATGAAGCTAGAAAATTTGCTTCTACATTAAACGAAGACCTTGACTTAGGCCACACAGATAATGAACCTCACATGCTTAAAGCAGACCTATACAAAATAGGCAAATACGCTATGGAATTATATCAAATAATGGATGATCTTAAAAACACAGGTCAAGAAATTGATTTCCCACATTGGTGGCAAGCCAAAATCATAAGGGCAGCAAGTATGGTATCCTCAGCTAAACATTATCTTGAATTTGAATTAAAAGAACCTCAAGTTGATGCTATGGTGGGAGCTGCAAGCTCAGAAGATGTGATTGATGAAAAACTTACAGCAAAAACTCCAATGAAAAAATATATCAAAGATTTTGCCAAGAGTGATGCTCCACAGTTTAAAGGTAAATCAAAAGAAAAGAAACGCCAGATGGCTGTAGCTGCTAAATTAAGCGCTGAAAATCCAACTGATGCTCCAATGATGGAAGGTGAGATTGATAAAGCTGATATTTTATCTGGTGAATTATATAAGTTAAAAGGCAAAATCCAAGACGCTTTTTTTGATAAAATTAGAAAATTTATTAATATGGGTAGTTATGAGGATGCTGAATATTTACTTAATAGAGTTAAAGGTCAAATGAAAGAAAAGGCTGTAGCTGCTAAATTAAGCACTGAAAATCCAACTGAAGGATTAGCTGAAATTATCTTAAATAAACTAAAGAATAGATGACCGAACTAGAACTAAAAGAAAAAATTAAAACTTTAGTTAAAGTTATACAAGGAGAAACTAAGAAAGTAAATCTAGTATCTCAAGAGTATGATGAATTAACTAAGTTTCCTGAGCTTAAAAAAGTCATAGTAGACTTATTAACCTCAGAGTTTGATAATTTCTTATCCTCGATTGATTGGGTAGCCCCAAAACCATCTACATTCCGTATTAATCTAAAAAATGATCAAGATTTTTATCTTGAATGGAATGGAAGAAGTTGGGTGGCTGTTGTTTCAGGAAAACGATATTATATGTTAAATTTAGCCGAAGAACAACACGCAATTGAGGCAGTAGCTAGATTATTAAGGTATGGACCTAAAAAATCAGAAGATGAAGAAACAACCCCAGTGGATACATCAACTGAAGAAGAATCACCAGCCGAAGAACCACCAGCAGAAGAAGAAGCATAATGATGTCAAGCGAATTTAAAAGAATGCAATTTTTAGCAGGGATTATAATAGAAAATAATCTTTATGAAGAGGAACTAAACTTTTCAGATCTAAATAAATTAGATGATATTATAGATCAAGAATTAACAAAGGCACAAGAAGATCAACCAGTTGAAGAAATTATAGGAATATCAACAGTTGCTTTTATCCTTGCCCTCCCGGGAATGATTAATGGATTTTTTAGAATTGTAAAAGCCATAAGAGATAAAGCTCCTTCTAAGTTTAATCTAAAAAAATCAGGATATGATAAAGATCATTTAGATTTTATAATAGATTTTACAGAAAAAATAGATAGTTATCTTGATGTTCCTTTTAAAAAAGTACTAACTCCTTTTATAAAAGATTCAATAAAAAGAGATAAAGTAGCTAAATATTTAAAAGCAGTTGTATTAATACTTATGAGTATAGGAACAGATATAACTAAAACCAAAGATATAATAGAATTTGGAAAACAATTAACCCCAGACTTTATAGACATAGCAACTAATCCTACTGTATCAAATATAATAACTAAATCAAAACAAATAATTTCTGATTTATTAAAATAAATGAAAATATGAAAATACATCAATTACGCCAACTAATTAGAGAGGAAATTAAAAACCAAATTACTCCAGATGAAAAAAATCAAATCACCCCAAATATTAAAACCATTAGCAAAGATTTAGATGACCAGAAATCTAATTTTTCTACAATTAATACTAAAGAAAAATTTGTTTCATTTATGGATGAAATTTTCTCTAAATTAGATCCTAAATTTAAAGACTCTCCAATATTTAAACAAGCTATTATTGCTATATATAACAAATATAAATAATGGACCCAATTACTAAGTTTTTACATAATATCTCTTACAAGTTTCCTAAAGGATACCCTGACATGAATAATGATCAGGATATTTTACTTTTAGAAAACGAATTAAATAAATTAGGTTTTAGTTTGAATGAAAATAATTTTAATGTTCTTACTTTTTTTGATTTAAAGAAAAGAGGAGGATATAGATTTGCGGATCTAGCTAGAAAAATAGAAGAAAAACTTCCATTTAATTTAGTCAAAGGAGAATCAACCCCCCTTCAATTTATCAACCCCGAATATTCTGATGTGTTCTTATCTCAAGATGCAGATGCTATCAAAAATTTAACATCAGGAAATGTAAATACATTTCCCTTCTTTAAGGATGATAGTGGAAAACAATATAGTATATCTGATCTTTTAAAAGATTCTTATTTTGGAGGAAAAGGAAAAGGATCAGGTACTGTTGTTGAGGATGCTAATTTACAAATATTAAATAATCAAATTTTAAAATTAGTTGAAGAAAATGATGGTCCTATTGATATTAAAGTAGGAGATAAAGTTTATAAAAACATTATTAAAGCTGAGTCTCAATCTGGAGTTCCTAAATCTGATTTTAATTTAATTGATAAAGATAATAAACCTGTAGTTTTTATATCTCATAAAAAAGCAGGAGGAAAAGGCCCATCAGCAAATGATTTTATAAGATGGAGCGGTTATACAATGTATGCCAACAACCCAGAAATTAAAAAATTTAATCAAGCTTTAGAAAAATGGGTTGAAGAAAATAATCCAGGACAAGGTATTCCTAGAGCTTCAAGATTTATAGCTCCGATTAAAGATGATGAATTAATCAGAAAATTAATTTATGGTCCTGAATATGGTAAAAACTATGGACCTAACAATGTTAATATTATATTACAAGGAAGAATAAAACTAGAACCTACCTCAGATAATACATATGAATTAACAGCAGAACATGAACTTACTCCTCCAGAATTACCTGAAGGTGATTACCAACCATACTTAACATCTGCTTACAGAGGAGATAGAACTATGTTTGGTATTAAAAACAATGAAGCAATAGTGATGACTAAAGCCACAGCTTTTTCATCTTCAAATCTTTATGAATTAGAGGGTGATAACTTTAAAAAAATAAAATAATATGTGTAAATGTGGATGTAATACTTGTGAAACTAAACCGATAACAATGATGCTTAATGAAAGCATCGCCCCACGCGCTATATTATCGGAAGGGCTAGAATATCATTTAAATAATGGTAAACCCCTAACAGAACAACTCTATCGGGCTGGTTCTTCTTCATATTTTAATCTATGGGCTGAGGCTCGAGCTTTATACTCTAGAGGTATAATTGAGGTTTATGGTGATGATAAAGAAATTATAACTGAAACTCATTTAGGAGAATTTGGTATATTAGAAGATGGAACTAGAGTACCTTTAGATTTTCCTATAGAAGAAACAATTGAAAAGAATAAACAATATTATAAAAACATAGCATTTTTAGATAAAAAAGGACTAGCTAAAAAACAATTTTCTGACGAAGATATACAAAAGGCTAAAAAAATGTTGTCTCAAGGAGAATTTAAGTTAGATGAAGCTAAAAACGAAAAGAAAAAAGATCCTCCAATTGGTAAGCCTAAACGTGGGGGTTCAAAAAAGTTCTATGTTTATGTCCGTGATCCTAAAACCAAAAAGATTAAAAAAGTATCATTTGGTGGAACCACAGGATTATCAGTAAAAATAAATGATCCCAAAGCTAGACAAGCTTTTGCTAAAAGGCATGATTGCAAAAATAAAAAAGACCGCACAAAACCATCATATTGGAGTTGTAGAATCGGCCGCTACTGGAAACAATTAGGAGGAGATAAAAATTTTAGTGGTTTTTGGTAAAAAATATATTATAAAAATATCATGATAAAATTAATCGATTTATTAAAAGAATCACCTCAAAGTGAGTACCCACCATATATGTATTCTCCTATAGGATTTGGATGTCATGTATGTAAATATCATTATATGGAAGAAGATAAACATATGTGTTCAAATAAATATTATCAAGAATATATCTCAGAACAATTTCCTGATCTAGAAAACTCAGCTGAATTGGTTGATAATAATGGTAAACCAATTGAAGACCCTTCAAAATGGTGTTCGAATTGGTTTATGCCTAAGAAATAAAACATACATATAATCAAAATGGAAGATTTAAAGAAAATACAAGAGTTTTTTTCTAAACCTGTGAATGATCCAATAGATTCAATTAAAATGGATGTTCCATTATTTCTTCGTTCTCTAGAATATGCTAGAGAAGATGCTAAGGATGATATGGACTTACATGATTTTACTGAAAAGGCAATTCAAGGTACTAAACAAAAAGGTACTTTATCAATGGCGGATTATGATGATCTAACAAGACAAAAAATAAAAGAAATAATCCAACAGGTTATCTCAGAACAAAAAAAAACTAAAAGAGATCGTTGCCTCCGTATAGCAGACCGTAAATTTGATAAACCATCAGCATATAAATCAGGAGCAGTAGTTAGATGTAGAAAAGGTGATATTTGGAAAGATTTAAAAGAAGAACAAATGTCCCCCCAAGAAATTATATCTAAAATAAAAACATATAGAATCCCATATAAAGAATTCAATCAGAAAATGAAAACTGATTGGATTCCTATGTGGAAAGAAGAGTATGGTAATGACATAGCTCACATTAATGAACTAGTTGCACGCCATTTATTATATCAAATATCAGAAGATTTGTTTGGTGGAGTTGAAGAAATAGAATTTGCAAATAAATCTAAAAATCCTACAAATCATTTTCAAATGAATATGTATTTAGGTGATGTAATTTTATGGACTAGTCCTTTTATATACGTTGACAACAATCATAAAGCTATCGCCAGACGATCTGAAATTAAAGTTTTAAATAATGATTATGATGATATAGGGGTGCTAAAAGAAGACGAATCACTCAATAAATGGTTTAAACGCTCTGGCACACCAGGTAAAGAGGGTGGTTGGGTTGATTGTAATGCACCAATTAGAAAAGATGGTAAAATAACAGGATATAAATCTTGTGGTAGAAAAAAAGGAGAAAAACGTTCAAAATATCCTTCATGTCGTCCAACTCCTGCAAAATGTAAAGATAAGGGTAAAGGAAAAACATGGGGTAAAACCAAATAACATACATATAATAAAATGAAAATAATGTTGCATAAATTGGTTGTCGGCTTAACCTTAATATTTAAAACTATGAAAAAACTATTTAGCCGTACGTCTTTAATCATGCAGATCTTCCAAGATGATAAAGGCAATTACTCCAGCAACCGCTTTGTTGGAATTATGTGTGCATTATCGCTTTGTGTAACTATGTATCACAACCAATTCACTACAGAAGAATTCGCTCCTGCTCCTATGTTGATTCAATCAGTAGCAGCATTAGCTTTTGGTGCTTTAGGTTTGGGTGCAGCAACTCGTATCTTTAAAAAAGATAAAGACCAAGAATAAATTTATTACATTAAATAGTTATGTCAAGACCATATAGGGATATTTTCTCATCAAACAATACTATAATAAGAGAGTTTGGAGATGATATAGACCCTATTGAACTTATGTGGCATAGGGATCTTAAATCCCGTATCATTACTGTACTGGAAGGGCAAGATTGGTTTTTTCAGCATGATAATTGTATACCTGTTCGACTTGAAACAAATACTCACATATTTATACAGGAACAAACTTACCATCGTTTAATTAAAGGACAAGGAAAACTAATATTACAAATACAAGAACTATGAAAATTACTAGACAAGAATTTACAAAAGCAATCAAAGAGGAAATCATTGAGATGTTATCTGGTGATAATAATCCTATGACAGACCAAATTTTTGCTTTAATCAATCAAGCTAATTTATCAGATGATGCTAAAGAGGTAATGATGAAATGGATGGAACATACTGATAATCCTCAAGCTATTATAGACTATCTTGAAGGAACAATGAATGAAGCTACTATTGAAGTTAAACCTGAGGATTTAGATAAAGTAAAATCTAAAGCTAAACCTGAGGATACTATTAAAATAGTTAAAGAAGTAGATGAAGATGAAATTGATAAAAAAGCAACTAAAGCTGCTTCATCTGGTAAAAAAGATTCAATTATCTCATTAGCCAACCAACTCGTTAAAGTTGCTACTGAAATGAAGTCATTAGCTAAAGAATACAAATCAGCTAAAGAAGGTAAAGAAACTGAAAAAGAAAAAGAAATTTTATCTAAATTAAAAGAACTTACCGCTCAAAAGAAAAAACTTGAAGCTAAATTAAGCTAATAAAAATATGCCTACTGACATAAAAGACATAATCCGGCAGGA